AGTAAAGAAAAAGATTACTGAACTACTCAAGAAACATGGGGCGTATTATTTTACACCAGTTACGAGTGGTTTTGGGTCTAGTGGTGTGCCTGATTTTGTTGCTTGTATTAAGGGCAAATTCATAGGCATTGAAGCAAAGGCAGGTAAAGGTAAGACAACAGCATTACAAGATAAGAACCTAGCACAGATTATGGATGCGGGCGGTATAGCAGTAATAGTAAATGAAAATGGTTTAGAGCAGTTGCAGTTGTTGTTAGAAGTTGGATTGCCTATACAAGGGGCAACATTTGATTTGTTAATTAAAACAGGAGAAATAAAATGAGTTGGACTCAAATCGAGGAAACAAATGTAACAGTAGAGGAAACAGCCGCAGTTGGTGTAAGTATCGGTAAAGAAGATTTATCAGAGATGGTGCATGACATCACTACCGCTAAGCCTAAGAAGTTAAAAGCCGTTAAGCCTAAGACATCTGTGCTTGAGGAAGCGCAAAACATTATTTATGGTGACAGGGAAAAGACTTACGGACACCCCGCTAAGAACCTTAAGACCATCGCTAATATGTGGAACGCATACATGAACAACATGGATGATGGCAACTTCACTATCACCGCTAAAGATGTAGCCGCCATGATGATGTTGGTTAAGGTTGCACGCTTTGCCAATGACCCAAGTCATCGTGATAACTTAGTTGATGTGTGTGGCTATGCCGCTTTGATTGAGCGTTGTGATGAGGTGGCAAAATGAAAGATGAGGTTATTAGTGGAGCGACAGGGCAGAAATATACTACCTTTAAAGTGCCTAAACCTATTGGGTACTGGTCGGCGCATGGTGGCATAGTTAAACACCCAGCAGATGAGAAGCCTACATTGTGGAAACGCTTTACTCATGGTGTATTGCTAGGCTGGAAGTGGCATGATGGGTTGGATGGGTTATGAACGAACAAGACCTGAGAGATTGTTTTGCTATGTTTAGTATGGTTGGGTTGGTGATGGCGTATAAAGATAACCACGAAGAAGCAGAATTATCAAAAAGAGCTTACACCATTGCAGACGCCATGCTTGAAGCACGCAAACCAAAAGAAGAGGTAGGTATAACCGCAGTTAAGAGGAGAAAGAAAAGTGAAACTATTGACAGCAGTATGGAACGGTGACGAAGCTAAGGTTCTGTTTAGTAATGGTTTTGAGCACGCTCATTGGGTGTTACAAGCCGATGCTTTGCAGGACATTATTGTGGAGTTAGAACGCCGATACGAACTTTTGATGGCTAAGACTAATCAACGTGAAGAATTTGATATGGATGGGAGATGCTAAATGATTAAATGGATGCTAGGCTTTTTTATAATAGTGTTTGTGTTAGGGCTTGCCCTTGATGTGTTTGCACAGACACAATCAATCATACTCGGACCGAACAACGAAATCGTAGGGCAAATTATTACTTTTCCACAAATACCACCACAATGGAGATAAGTTGTGAGAGATTGGAATAAAAGCATTGTCGATTGGGATGACCTTAGATTAAACGATTATTTCAAGTGGGTTAAAGAAACTTATGGAGATGATGAATTTTTAAAAGGGTTTATCCATGTAAATGGCTATCGTGCGGTAATGGATATAAAACAAGAAGAACCCGAAAGACAACATAATTGGGGTTGGACAGATGCACGAGGGATATACGGGAGTACAGTATGAGTCGCACACCTAAAACAATAAGACAAAAGATACTCAGGTATCCGCTAAAGAAGTGGCCTTCAAGGGCTAGGGATAAGTATTATAAATGGGTTAAAGAAACTTATGGGGATGTTGTCCAGCCTGAAAGTTATGTGGAAGGGTATCGTGCATGGAGGCAATTAGTTTGGGCAACAGACCCTGTATATTACGAAAGACCTACAAAAATTATCACAAGCCAAAAAATAGTAGACGAAGCGTTAGCAATAATGAATAACATATTCAAGGAAGAATACAGTAAGCATGAACATAATCTCACTTGATTTTGAAACATATTATGACCAGCAGTTTTCACTTAGTAAGATAACAACAGAAGAATATATACGAAGCCCATTGTTTCAAACCATTGGGGTAGGAGTAAAGGTAAATGAGGATGAAACCATTTGGTACACTGGAGATGATGCTGGAGTTGCTAGCTTTTTGGGTAATTTTGACTGGGGCAGTAGTGCTCTTCTTGCCCATAACGCTTTATTTGATGCTGCGATTCTTAGTTGGCGTTATAACATTACTCCTAAAGCGATACTAGACACGTTGAGTATGGCTCGTGCTATTCATGGCACAGAAGTTGGTAACTCGTTGGCTAAGCTATCTTTGTTCTATGAGCTAGGTGTCAAAGGCACAGAGGTTGTAGATGCTCGGGGTAAACGGCTTGAGGATTTTACTAAGGCGGAGCTTGATGCTTATGGTGGGTATTGCCGTAACGATGTGGAGCTAACACAAAAACTCTTTAGGAAACTAGTGCCGCACTTCAAGCAAAGCGAACTTAAACTTATAGACTTAACCATAAGAATGTTTTCAGAACCTAGCTTAGTCCTAGACCAAAATCTTTTAAAGCAACACCTCGCAGAGGTAAAGTATCGCAAGGAACTATTGCTTGAGGAAGCGGGCGTTGAGACTCGTGATGACCTGATGTCTAACCTTAAGTTTGCCGAGATGTTACGGGACCTTGGAGTTGAACCTCCTACCAAAATATCTTTAATGACAGGTAAAGAAACGCTGGCTATGGCTAAGTCAGACGAGGAGTTCAAAGCCTTACTAGAGCATGAAGACTTACGAGTGCAAGCATTGGTTGCCGCTAGGTTGGGGAACAAGTCTACCCTTGAGGAGACACGCACAGAGAGGTTTATAGGTATATCCCAGCGTGGGACTATGCCCGTACCCTTGCAATACTATGCGGCTCATACAGGGCGTTGGGGCGGTGCAGATAAGATTAACTTACAGAATCTTCCTAGTCGTGGGAACAATGCCAACAAGCTTAAGTTCTCAATCAAAGCACCTGAGGGTTACTATTTAATTGATAGCGACTCTTCACAGATTGAGGCTCGGGTATTGGCTTGGCTATCAGGGCAGGATGATTTAACGGAGGCTTTTAAAAATGGAGAAGATGTATATAAAATCATGGCTAGCGCCATCTATGCAAAAGACGTTGGTGAAGTTTTGCCTAACGAGAGGTTTGTCGGGAAAACCACGATTCTTGGAGCTGGGTATGGCATGGGGGCTAAGAAATTTGGGGTACAGCTCAAAACCTTTGGTACGGAAATTGAAGAATCGGAAGCTATCCATATCGTTCAAACCTACCGTCAAACTTATTCACAAATCCCGTTACTCTGGACAGCGGGTCGCCACGCAATCGAAGCAATGGTTAAGAACCAAAACACCCCGTTTGGTAATGGCTGTGTAGAAGTATGTGGAAAGGATGGATTGTTATTACCTAATGGCTTATATCAACGCTACCCTAATTTGAGAAAGATTCGTACTGAAGATGGTGAGCAGTATGTGTACGATGCAAGGCGTGGCTCTGTTAAAATATATGGTGGCAAGCTAGTAGAGAACATATGCCAAGCATTAGCTCGCTGTATTATTGGTGAGCAGATGTTGAGGATAGCTAAGAAATATAAGCCTGTATTAACTGTGCATGATGCGGTGGCTTGTATAGCACCTAAAGAGGAAGTCGAGAAAGCTATGGCGTATGTGCAGGAATGTATGCGATGGACACCCGATTGGGCAAAAGGTTTACCAGTAAGTTGTGAAGCTGGTTATGGAGAAAGTTACGGAGATTGTTAATGGATTACTCAACATACTATTTAGAAGCACTAAAAGAAATCAAAGCAGCACACGACTGCTTAATTAAAAGAGACTTTCAAGAAGCTCATGACCACTGCCTTAACGCACAAGCAGAGATTAGGTTGATGAGTGTAAATGTTAAAAGCTGGATACCTGTGGAGGAATAATGATTGAAACAATAGTTAAACCACAAACGTTAGATAACGATGTTGCAGTGATGAAGATACTTCAGTTGATGGGGCAGTTGACCCCTAACGATATGCAATATGTTTTAAAAGTAATAGCTAAAGTATATTTAGCCACCGAGGAGTCAAAATGAACAATGAACCAGTAGCGTGGATGAGCGCAAGTGGAAGTTTTAATAAAAAAGAAACTTGGATATTTCATATTCCACTCTATACCCATCCAGCAAAGACATGGCAAGGATTAACTGCCGAAGAAATAGCAACAATCACTAATGATGAGTTTAGGCTGCAAAAGGTTGAAAAGATATTGAAAGAAAGAAACACCCATCCAGCAAAGACACTAACAGATGATGAAATAAAACAAGTATGGCAAGCAAACCTTGTAGCCATGGGAAACGATTTAGATTTTGCTAGAGCAATACTAAGAAAGGCACAAGAGAAATGAGCTTCACACTAACTTGTGGTTGCAAAGTAGAGAGCCAAGGCTGGGGAATCTTTTGCGAGTGGGATACAGAAACAAGGGAGTGTGAACCAGCTATTGCTTACGGAGTTTTATGCTCAAAGCATTACATGGAATACGAAGCTAGACCAACAGAGGAAGAGAAATGAACGCAAATGAACTTACTGCTTTAATTGGAGAGTGTTTGAGAGAAACAGACGACCATAAGTTTTTCTTAAAACTTGAATCAGTACTTCGTCAGCAACAAGCTGAAATAGAGTATTGGAAAGAGAAGTTTAACAAGGCAATGGAGTTACAAGAACCAAAACCAGCAAAGTACACAGACGCTTGGTGGAAAGAAGTTGATGAGTTTAATAAACAGTTAAAGGAACAAAATGAACGATAAGATAGATTTAGAAGACGCAATTAGTAGTGTATGGGCTGTTAAAAACGACATAGAGTTATTGATTTGGCGCTTTGTAGACCACCCTGCTCCCATGACCGAGGATGAAGTATGGAATCATTTAGCTGGGATAGCTAGTGTCCTTGACCTACGCTGTGAAAAGTTATGGGATGCCTACTGCAAGAAGTTTCAATTAGATGCTTATGCTACACCTGAAGCCTTAGCCTATCGTGCTGAGTTTTTAAAAGGTATTAGAGAAGCGGCAGATAAAGCTGAAAAAGCTGAGAAGAAAGCGAAAAAGAAATGAGTTTTACAATCATGCAGCATGATGGCATGAAAGTAATTCAGTGGTTCAGCACCATTGATGACCTGTTAAAATCTATGCTGGCTAACCCAAAAGACGCATACCACAGGAACAAATCATGACTGCATGGTCTTACTCTAGTATCACCCTATTCGAGCAATGCCCTAAAAAATATTACCACCTACGGGTGGCTAAGGATATTAAAGAGCCTGAATCCGAAGCAATGAACTATGGTAAAGACCTACACCTTGCGGCTGAAGAATACATAAGGGATGGTAAGCCCCTACCCGAAAAATACATTTATATTAAAGAACTCTTGGATAAGCTAAATCTTATTAAAGGGGAAAAGCTTTGTGAAAACAAACTTGCAGTTAAGATTGTAGATGGTGGCAAGTTAGCCCCCTGTGATTTTTTTGATAAGAACGTATGGTATCGGGGTATTGCCGACCTAATTATCCTAGACCGAGAGAACCAAGAAGCCCGCATTATTGATTACAAGACAGGCAAATCGGCAAAGTATGCGGATACTAAACAGCTAAAGCTACTAGCCGCTTGTGTATTTACACACTACCCTGAGATTAAAATTATCAAGGCTGGCTTGCTATTTGTAGTATCTAAAGAGTTTATCAAAGAAGAATATACAACGCATCATAGATTGGCTTATTTTGAACAATTTAAACCCCTTGTAAATCAGTTAGATGCGTGCATTGAGAATGGGGTATGGAATCCAAAAAGGAATTTCACTTGCCCTAAACACTGCCCTGTGCTATCCTGCACACATAATGGAAGAGGTTAAATATGGCAACTAAACGAAACTACGCATCATCAATTAGATACGAAGATACCCCTGAGCAAGTAGCGCATCGAGTAGAGCGCAATCGCATTCGTCGTAAGCTTCTTAAAGAAGGTAAGGTGCATAAGGGTGATGGTATGGATGTAGCCCACAAGAAAGCTATGGACAAGGGCGGCTCAATTAAAGACGGCTACAAGATTGAGAAAGCTAGCACCAATCGTTCATTTAAAAGAGATTCAAAAAGTAATTTAGTATCTGAAGTAAGCACTAAAGAACGTAAGAAAAAGTAATTCTAGTTGTTTGGAAAGAGTCACAGGTTAAGGTATGAGTACCTAGCTGGCTCGGGGGGATGACCCCTTTCATGGTAAACCATATCAGTTAGTAAGCGGTCTTTGTATTTAGTGCTCACGTGCTAAAAACCTTTCAACTGCATGAGCTAACGGACACTGGGAAAGACTAGATAAATTATAAAAGCTTGAAGCGGAGACCGCTTTCAGGCTAACTTGCATCGGAGAGAGAAATGACTAGGGAAGAATTTGAGGCTGTATTAGCTGTCGAGGGTAAGTTTATAAAGGTAGGGCTAAGTACCCCTGCGGGTCGGTTTCATCCAACATACAGAAATAAATCTAATACTTATTTTAGGGCAGTCGTATGGGAATGGGTAGATATGCCAGTAGAACTTTTGAAGCGTAGAAGACTACTTAGTACACTACCACCTCTTTCGGGGGAAACACAACGTATGCAATTTACCCTAGGTGTTACTAACTGGGAAAAAACAAACCATAAGGCGATTAAGCATCTAATGAAGGCTTGGGAAAAGGGTTTGTTCTGATGGAAATCGTTAATAACAAGGCAGTATTGCTGAAGGTGCGTGACCCTGACCGCATTACGTCAGTCATTCCTAAGAGCAAGTTAATCCGTTCAGAGGGCGAGAACTACCATGAAGTTCTAGTGCATTGGGGCTTAGAAGAAATGCAAGTCCTAAAAAATCTTAAGGTACGTAATGTGCCATCCCCCATCGAAGGGCAATATATTTGGCCTGGGCAGTTCAAACCATTTGACCACCAAAAAACCACCGCATCATTCCTTACCTTACATCGCCGAGCCTTTGTGTTTAACGAACAAGGTACTGGCAAGACTGCTTCAGCTATATGGGCGGCTGACTACCTAATGAAGTTGGGTGTTATTAAGCGGGTGTTAATTGTATGCCCCCTGTCTATCATGGATGCGGCGTGGCGTGCAGACTTGTTTACATTTGCTATTCACCGTACAGTAGACACCGCCTATGGACACAGGGATAAACGAAAAAAGATTATTGAGAGTGGCGCTGAATTTATTATCATTAACTTTGATGGTATTGAGATTGTCTCTGAAACAATCGCTAATGCAGACTTTGATTTAATTATTGTAGATGAAGCCAATGCCTATAAGAACCCTACTACAAATCGCTGGAAAGTATTTAACTCGCTAATTAAACCACATACTTGGCTATGGATGATGACTGGTACACCAGCGGCTCAGTCGCCTGTGGATGCTTATGGTATAGCTAAGCTAGTTAACCCATCAGGAGTGCCTAAGTTTTACTCTCATTTCCGAGACCAAGTAATGCAGAAGATTACAATGTTTAAGTGGATACCTAAAGCTAACTCAGAAGATATTGTTCATAAGGTATTACAACCTGCCATACGATTTACTAAAGAACAATGTCTTGACTTACCTGAGATTACATACCAAACGCGTGAAGTCCCTCTAACCTCACAGCAACAGAAGTATTACGATATGCTCCGCAAGCAGATGCTAGTTCATGCGGCTGGTGAGGAGATTACCACCATCAATGCGGCGGCTAACTTAAATAAGTTACTTCAGCTTTCTAGTGGTGCAGTCTATTCGGATACTGGCGAGATTGTGGAGTTTGATGCTAGCAATAGATTAAGGGTTTTAAAAGAAGTTATTGATGAATCAAGCCATAAGGTACTTGTGTTTGCACCTTTTAGGCACGCCATTGAAGTTATACGAGATAGCCTAGAGAAAGACGGGTACTCAGTAGAAGTTATACATGGAGGTGTTCCTGTAAACAAACGTACAGAAATATTTAAAAAGTTCCAAACTACACCTGAACCTCGAGTGCTTATCATCCAACCACAGGCGGCAAGTCATGGCGTAACACTTCATGCGGCTAACACGATTGTATGGTGGGGTCCGATAACATCCTATGAAACATATGCACAGGCAAATGCTCGAGTGCATCGTAGTGGTCAAAAGAACCCTTGTACAGTTATTAGGTTAAAGGGCTCAAGTGTAGAGAAAAAACTATATGATGCGTTGCAAAACAAGCAGGATATTCAAGGAAGTATTATGGCGTTGTATAATGACCTACTTAGTTGACATTGTTAAGAGTTGATGTACAATTATAAAAAAGAGGAAACTAAATGACTGCAATGCGTAACCCTGATGCCAAGCACATTGACTTTGCTGAGCTTGTTGGGGTAATACCAAGTAATCCTAGATTTTTACCATCTAACCTAGACATGGTATTAGAGCGCAAAGGCTCGTTCCTAGTGGGGGAATGGAAACGCCCTAACGAAAGTATTAGTCGTGGTCAAGAAATCCTCTTAGAAAACTTAGCTAAGAAGTCGGGGTTTTTAGTAGTGCTAATTGAAGGCAATACCGATGATGGCATGGAAGTAAGTAAGGTGCAGTTGTTCAATCCACATAAGGGTTGGATAGAGTGGGGAGATACTAAAGAGAGTCTAAAAGACCTAATAACACAGTGGTATGCAAGAGCAGAGAGGAAATAAAATGACTGACCAAGTGCAAGCTGATAAGCTAGCTAGCGTGTATATAAAAATGCGTGACAAGCGCAGTGAGTTGCAAAAAGAATTTGATGCAAAAGATAGAGCAATAGAAGAACAGATGGAAATGGTAGCCGAAGAATTACTAAAGCTATGTAAAAATATTGGTGCTGATAGCATTAAAACATCAGCAGGTCTTGTGTTTAGGTCAGTTAGGACTTCATACGAAACAACCGATTGGGAGAATATGTACGCTTTTATTAAAGAACATGATATTCCACAAGTATTACAACGTCGTATTAGCCCAACAAATATGAAGCAGTTTTTGGATGAAAATCCAACGCTGATGCCTATTGGGTTAAATATTAATAATAAGTATACAGTTACAGTAAGGAGGAAGTAAGAATGGAGAACTTGCCATTGACAGTTGATGAAGTAGCGAAGATACTACGTGTCTCTCGCCAAACGATTTATGTTTTATGTAGGGAAGGGAAGTTACCTCACTTTAAAGTAGGTACAAAACTGCGGTTTAAAAAAGCAGATATTGATGTATTAACTAACACACAAGGAGTAGTATCAAATGGCTAATGAACTTAGTTTATTAAATGGAAACCTACCAGCTCACTTACGTGGCGGTGTAGATGAAACAACTCGTGCTCTTATGGGCAATACCCCTGAAGCAGGTCCTAGCATTAAGCGTATTTCTATTAAGGGTTCTGTATTCCGTATGGTAGTAGCTGGTAAAGAAGTAGCCAAGAACGAAGAGCGTGCGATGAATGTAGTTATCGTAGGTGCGGCTCAATATAACTCTCGTACTTTCTATGAGGCTACGTTTGCCGAAGGTCAAGGAGCTAAGATGCCTGACTGCTTCTCTGACAATGGTATCACCCCAAACGCTAAAAGCACAGCACCACAAGCTTCTAGTTGCAAAGACTGCCCACAGAACGTAGATGGGTCAGCACCAAGTGGTAAAGGTCGTGCGTGTCGTTTTAGCCGCCGCCTTGCGGTTGTATTAGAGAATGACCAGCGTGGTGATGTATTCCAACTGACACTACCAGCCCAGTCTATTTTTGGTAAGGGTGTTGATGGTAAGTTACCACTTGAAGCCTATGTACGCCTATTAGGTACAAACAATGTTTCAGTGACTTCAGTAGTTACAGAGATGCGTTTTGACACAAGTAGCGCTACACCAAAACTTACTTTCAAAGCAGTACGTTATTTGGAAGAAGACGAGTTTGCTAACTCATTGGCTAAAGGTAAGACCCCTGAGGCTAAACAAGCTATTGGCTTAACAGCGGGTGCTATTGACAGCGCAGTTGCTATCGCAGCCCCTAAGCCAGTGGCTAAAGTAGAACCAGCTGTGGTGGAGGAAGACACACCTGAACCAGTAAAGCGTACTAAGAAAGCTGAAGCGGAAACGCCTAAAGATATTAACGCTGTCCTAGACGACTGGGCATAATAGTAACGGGGTGCATGATTGCTTGAATAGCGAAATAAACGACCGCTAGCCCCACCTAATAAGAATAATATGACTGGATACTCTTTAAAATTTGCTAAGGCAGTTGCCAAAGCCAACCAAGACCTAGTAGGTGTAATGCTAGGTAAACTATGTATTGATAAAGATATTTCTGTAATAGAAGTAGCTAATTATTTTAGTGTATCTCGCACTGCTATATACGCTTGGTTCTTAGGTAAAAGTCAGCCAAATAAGATTCACGAAACAAAGATTTATAAGTATTTAAAAAAGAAGGCGTAAGCCAACTATTAGGGTGGGTGCCATCCACCTTGATAGGATTATTGTCGGCGCAATTTGAGGATGTCAATGACCTCGTGGAATAATTTTCTCTCTACGATACTACCCGAAGAAGGTTTGGGCTGGTATTGCATAGGAACATACAAGAAAAAGACCACACCGAAACAATATTTTACTAGGACTATTGCAGAAGCTGAGGAGCGTATTCAGCAACTACTAGATGATAAGAAAGATGTTTATTTCGGGTGCTCGAAATATATTACAAATGAAAATAGGAAGGCAATTAACGCAGGATGGCAGAAGTCTTTTTGGTTAGACTTAGATTGTGGTCAGTCGTATGCTGATGCTGGTACTGGATACCTTAGTCAAATAGAAGCTTTAGTAGATGTTGCTCGTCTATGCAAAGAATTAAAGTTACCTAAACCGAACGTCATTAGCTCAGGTAATGGGCTTCATGTACATTGGGTAATGGAAAATGCTATTGAGAAAGAAGAGTGGGTTAAGACTTGTGAATACTGGAGAGCACAACTTAAGCGTCTAAATATTATTGCAGATGCTACGAAGATTACTGATGTTGCGGCGGTATTGCGTGTACCCGATACACACAACTTTAAGTCTGACCCCCCGTTAAAGGTAGAATGGCTTAAGAAATTCCCACCCATGGAGTACGAGGATTTTCGTGCAAAGGTAATGCAAGGGATTGAGATTGAACTTGACCTTAGCAAAGCACCTCGCCGCCCTATGGATGAGACTACCCGTAAATTATTGGGTAATAAGGTTAGTAACTTTAGCGATATTATGAAGAGTGGAGAGTGCGCTCAACTTAAATACGCCTACTTAAATCAACCTACTATTGATTACAACCAATGGCGTGGGGCACTATCTATTGCACAGTTTTGTGAAGATAGGGATATGGCTATACATAAACTGTCTGAAAAGCACCCTGAGTATTCTCCACAAGATACTGAATATAAAGCTAACGACATTGGCGGTCCTTATCATTGCACAACTCTTGAACGTAATAACCCAGGAAAATGTGATGGGTGCATCCATAAAGGAAAGATTACAAGCCCTATTTCTATTAACTCAAAGATTGCTAAAGCTACTGGAGAAGATAACGTATTAGTTTTAAAGAGCGCAGAGATTGAAACTGAGGTTGTCTATAAGATTCCTGAATTACCTTATCCATACTTTAGGGGTAAGAACGGCGGCATTTATAAGCAGGGTTACGTTGATGATGATGGCGAAGAAGCAGAGAAAGATAAGCTAATCTTTAAGCATGACTTTTATATTGTTAAACGGATGGAAGACCCTGAGCTTGGTGATATGGTATGGATGCGAGTGCATATGCCTAAGGATGGCGTGCGTGAGTTTGCGTGTTCTAATCAATCACTAATGGTTACTGATAGGTTTAAAGATACTGTAGCTCCGCATGGGGTTATTGGTAATGCTAAAGAAATGGCAGAGATTATGAACTATATAACTACATTTGCAAAAGATTTACAAGAGCGTGAAACAACTGAAAAGATGCGTACACAGTTTGGCTGGTGCGATAACGATACCAAGTTTATTCTTGCCGATAAAGAAATATCTGCTACTGGAGTTCAATACTCACCACCATCTAACACAACCCTACCATTTGTATCTTGGTTCAAACCTAAAGGCAGTATGGACGAGTGGAAGCGTGTAGCGGATGTATACAGTAGGGAAGGGCAAGAGATGAGAGCCTTTATGCTAATGGTAGGACTAGGCGCACCCTTGCTTAAATTTACTAATCAAAAGGGTTTAATCTTTTCTTTAGTGTCAAACGAATCAGCTACTGGCAAAACTTCTATACAGCGGATGATTAACAGTATTTGGGGTCACCCTACAGATACGATGCTCATAGCAAAAGATACTTTGAAGTCACAGTTCCACCAGTTTGGTGTATTCAATAACATTGCTATTTGCACTGATGAAGTAACTGAAATGTCTGAGGAAGCAGTTAGTAACATTGCCTATGGGGTATCACAGGGTCGGTCTAATAACCGCATGAAAGCTAACTCTAATGAGATGCGTCTGAACAATACTCGTTGGGCGTTGCCAGCTATCTTTTCAGGTAATGCCAGTATGCACGACAAGATGGCTACCTTAAAGGCTACACCTGAATCAGAACAGTTGCGTATTGTAGAGATGGAAGTCCCCCAAGATACCTCTATGACTAAAGAAGAAAGCGATGCGTTATTTGAGCACGTCTTGACGGATAACTACGGACATATTGGACCAGTTTTAGTTCAGCATATGCTTGCTAATTTAGATACTGTTAAAAAGCTATTGCAGGAAACACAGATAAGGTTTGATAAAGACGCTAAGCTAAGTCAGAAACAACGCTTCTATTCTGCTGGTGCAGCTATGGCATTTACTGCTGGGATTCTTGCTAACAAGCTTGGACTTATTAATGTTGATGTTGATAAGATTTGGGTATGGGCTGTTAAATACTTTAGCGAGTTGCGTGAAAGCGTTAAGTCTGGAGGGGCTGACCCATTGGCTAGTTTGGGTGCGTTCCTAAATGAACATAACCGCAACCTTTTGGTAGTAGATGATGCAAACGACAAGCGTACTGGCTTGACTAAAGCACCATTGAAGATTCCATATGGTCCTTTGATGACTCGTTATGAGCCTGATACTGGCTTGCTATGGATTGCTGTTGACGAGCTACGCCTATGGTGCACTAAGAAACAGATTGGCTATTCAGGAATTATTAACGGCGTAAAAGCTCTTGACCCTAATGCAGTGATTAAGAAAAAGGGTATGGCTAAAGGTTCTGAACTAGATACTTTTCAAGTAAATGCACTAGGGTTTAGCGTTGAGAAAGCCAAGCTAAAGTTTAATATAACACCCGAAGAGCCTACGGAAGAATGATTTTTAACGAAGGGGTCCCAGTCATTATTGAATGGCACGCAATGGTGCTGGGCTCCTCTTTTTTTATACCTGCATTAGATACTGAGCCTCTTATAGAAGAAATTTTAAACGAAGCTAAAAAACGTCGTATAAGGCTTGTATATAAAGAGGTAATTGAAAACGAAAAAATTGGTATAAGGTTCTGGCGTAAACGATAATACTTGTGTATATTCGGAAATGTAAATGTTTCCTCGTTTACTCCTCTTGTGATTGAACCCCGCCTAAACAGCGGGGTCTTTTTTATTTATTGTAGAGTTTTTGTCTTATCTTAATAATTGAGCTAGATAAGCTCTCTCGTTGCCGTTCAATCTCTTTAATCCTTGCGGCTTTTTCTTCAGGAGACATTCTAGTATCAGGCATCTCACGAATGATATTTTCTCGTGTATTTAACCCACCTAATGCACGTTCAATACCTGCAACATTCATTGTCTTTTCCCCATTTTTTTCTAAATAGGCTTTTGCTTCCGCAGGGTTAGATTTAGCCATAGCTCTGGTAGTAGCAATAATTACGTCTACATCTCTAGCCGCTTCATAGAAATCAGATAGCGCACCAGTAGCAGCATCTTTAGTTACAAAGCTACCAACCCCTGGCAGGTTCAATAAAAACTCTTTAGTTGGGTGTTCAGGAGTTGGGCGGGATACCCCACGACTTTCTGCTAAGCTATTGTTTGATAGCGCAATAAGGGTCGCATACTGCCCTAAGTAAGACTTAAAGAAGTAGTCTAGTTTTAATGGGGATATACCAGTTGTTTTACCCATGACTTTTGAAAGCTCTGTTGTATTTTTATTAAACTGCATTTCAGGTGCTAGCTTACGTTGTGTGGCGTTAACAATTTCACGGTCATAAAAGAAGTCGTGATTAGCTATAAGCCCAACTATTGGGGATACAGCAGAAGTAACTGGAGGTGTAATTTGCTGTTCAATAGCGCGTTTCATAGCACTCTTAAACATTTGCGGGTCTGTATAGCCTTTATCAGCAATCATATGGTAAAGATACTCACCAACTAACTTAGGCATAGTAAGCAAGCCCATACGCACAGGAATACGTAAACCCCCTGAGCCAGGAATAA